TAGGCGGCACACGATTGAATCAAAGGAGAAAAATAGAATTGCACATTTAGGCACGGTAAACTCCCCGTCCTCGCGACTCTTGATGTCGGTTGCTGCCAAAAAATATATGGCTAACCCTGAGTCCAGGAAAAAGGTTGGCGATTTTCACAGAGGAAGGAAACGCTCACCGGAAACGCTGCAGCGGATGCGCGAAGCCCAAAATCGCCGACGGCTCCATGCTAGGATTACAGAGTCTATGAAAGGAACTATCTAAATGGCCGTCTCTACCCGTCGCGGATATGCTGGCGCGCCCGTCAGCACAACCACGACTAATTCGTTGGCGGCAGGTGACACTTCGGTAACTATTGCATCTACTGCGGGATGGTATGCGGGTGCGTCGCCGTTTTATGTTGTTATCGATCCAGGTAACTCGTCTGAGGAAAAGTGTCGTTGCACAATTTCGGGTTCGACTTTGACGTTGACTCGGGCGGCTGATAACACGACTGCCGTTGCGCACGCTTCGGGTGCCACAATTTATCCTGTGTTCACGGCGGTTGATGCGGATGAAGCGAACCTTGTGGCGAGTGTGTTTTCGGTGACGGCTGGGGCGGTGTTGACGTTGCCTTCGGGTACGGATACTTTGGTTGGTCGGGCGACGACTGATACGTTGACGAATAAGTCGTTGAGTGTGGGGCAGGTGACGGGGTTGGGTACTGGTGTCTCAACCTTTTTGGCGACACCATCTAGCGCGAATTTGGCTGCCGCGCTGACTGATGAGACAGGTTCGGGGGCACTCAACTTTGGTGCGTCTACATCAGCGTTGGTGCGTGTTGGTGGCGGGGCATTATCGGGTACATCAACAACTTTTAGTTCGGTGTTTAGTGCAACGTATGATGCCTACAAAGTAGTGTTGACAAACATTGTGGCGGGTGACACGATGACCTTTTTGTTGGGTGCATCAGTGACTGGATATGCCTATGCAGGTATCCAAATATCACATGCCGCTGGAACGCCTTCATACAAAAATGCGACGAACGCAGGGTCGTTCCCATTTTTAGCCGATGCTGGTACTGCGACGGGTCAAACCATTGAACTACAAAACCCATTCCTTGCCAAAACGACATCAGCGCAATGGGGAAGTGTCCATCCAGGCGGATATTCAATTTGGACGAGTGGGATTCATGCCGTTGCCACCTCATATACCGACCTAACAATTGCTACCCCAACTTCACAATCAGGACTCGTCAACATTTACGGGTACGCACTCAGTTAAGGGGCATGACATGACACGACCGATGGTACGAATTATTGATTGTGCGAATGGTGACGCCGTGACCGACCGCGAAATGACTGACGACGAGTTCACTAAATACAAGGCCGACCAAGCGGCACGGCAAACAGAAAAAGATGCTGACCGAGATGCAAAACGGGCACGCAAAACAACACGACAAGCCGTGATGACCCGCCTCAACATCACAGCCGACGAACTGAAAGCGTTGCTAGAACAATGACGGTCCATGATTTTTTGTATGACTGGCGCGGTGACGAACAGTACATGACCGCTCAACAGCCATGCACCTGCCCTCGCTGCCAAACCATGCAAGCCGTCACCGATTTCAGCCGACAGGCTCAGGCTGAACGGCAAACCCAAAGCGAGACAACTATTAGTCCAATGGAATTGTCACAGTGACGTGGAACAACCCCTACACGACAACGCCGTACAAGTAGCGGTACTATTCGAAAGGCTTGGACATGTCATGGAAAAAGTGGATAACTTCGGCAAAAAATTGGATGACAACGAAAACAAAAGAGCCGCATCCACCATCGAACTAGAAGCCCGTGTCGAACACATCGAAAAACAGATCAACGGGTTCCGCTGGTTTATCACAGGTATCGCTGCTGGCGGCGGGGTGTTGGGCGGCGTTGTTGCGTCTGCGATAACAAGAGCGTTCGGCGGCTAAACTTTTATCCATCAGGAAAGGGGGCCAGAACATGGTCACGAAAGCAGAAAAAGCAAAGCAACAGAAAGTAGCGATCAGTAAATCCTCGATACGCGCCCTCGCCTCAGCGCTCTTAGGTGCAATATCAGGATGGCTACTTGACCACGGCAACGAGTTGGGTGCCGTCGGCGCACTACTCGCCGCGTTCATCCCCGTAGCACAACGCTACTTCGACACCAACGACAAAGCCTTCGGACGAACCGAATAGCCCGTCATGGACACGGTCAATATAAAACGTGTCTATACCGGCTGGAACGGTAACAGCGACGGCCCACTAGCAGGTACGGAACGTTTTGTCAGCCAGATAGTTTCGCGTTCTCAGCGTGTGTTGTGGTCAAATGGGACGTGGGGTGTAAGACCTATGCGCGGCAAAACTTCGCCCTCGGTGCATGGTACGGGTCGGGCAATGGACTTGTCGTATCGGCACATGGGCGACGGACGCGGGATTGCTAACGGTCGGATGCAAGCCTTGAAGTGGGTGGATTCGCTTGTTGAATGTGCCACCCTGTTAGGTATCGAACTCATCATTGATTACGGGGCAAAACCGTTTGGTCGGGCGTGGTCATGTGACCGCATGAAGTGGAAACGGTATCTCAAACCAACCGTTCAGCATGGCGGTACAGGCGACTGGATGCACATAGAACTCAACCCGCGTATGGCACACTCCGACGAGGAAGTGCAGGTGGCGTTCCTTAAAGCGTTCGGGGCACGACCTAAACCGTCCACCGTCTAGTCGTCGCCCTGTTGTAGGGTTGTCACATGTGGGTCGGGTTAGCCATGTTGTTTGGGATCGTCATCATTTGCACTATTCTCGGTGCATGAAAGGGAGCCAATGAAATCTAAAAGTGTTCGTAGAGAGTTGTTGGAGGAGTCGATTGAACTGATTGACGGTGACAAGAACCGTTCGTATGGTGCCCCTGGCGGCGATTTTGCTACTACAGCAGAGTTTTGGCAAACCTATCTAAATCGCACCATCGCCAAACGTGGAAATCTGGTGATCGAGAAACATGATGTTGCGGTGATGATGAATCTGCTCAAAATTTCGCGTATCGCATGGATGCCCGACAGACGAGACAGTTGGGCTGACGTTGGCGGGTATACGGGTTGCGGGTGGGAATGTGTCGGTGAGGAAAACGCCGAACATGGGTGAGCCATTAAAGATTGTTTATATTGCGGGGCCGATCACAAAGCCTGACCCGATAGCGAACACGAACGGAGCGGTACTCGTTTCTGATGACCTTTATTCTCATGGCGTGTGTGTACCACTCATTCCGCACATGAATCTGGTGTGGCATCTAATTAAACCGCACCCGAACGCCTACTGGTATGAATATGACTTACATTTGTTGAGGCGTTGTGACGGGTTATTGCGGTTGCCAGGTGAGTCGGTGGGTGCTGATTTGGAGATCGCGGCGGCTGACGCTGCTGGCATCCCTGTGTTTTATTGGGGTGACTGGACGAACCGTTCCGAGTTCATGGACTGGTGTGGGGCGGGTGGGATGCAATGATGACCAAGTTCAGTGAGTCGTTGGCGGTGTTGGCTGGCACCGATCCGTCGAGGATTGTGCAGATTGTTGAGTCGTTGGGTGAGGTTGAGGGTGCGGCTTTTATTGCTGCGTTGCATGATCCGAATGTTAAGGCTTCTTGGATTAAGAAGGCGTTGGCTGAGGCGGGGATTGGGGTTGCACAGTCTACTCTCAGTTTATATCGGGCAGGGTTGCGGGCTAAGAAAACTCAGGCATGAAGTTTTCTGAGGCATTAGCCGAGACAGTTGATGCACAAAATGTTACAGCCGACACAACGGCGCGGGTTGAGTTAGGTGTTGATGGTGGGGAGTTGTCTACTGGGGCGTTAGTCGCCCCGCTGGTGGGGGATTGGACGGCGATTTTGGTTGGGTTCGGTCTTGATCCTGACGTGTTTGAGATTGTAGATGACACTGTACGAATGTCGAAATGGCAAACATCGAAACGTCTGGAGTCCGGGGAACGCGACATGGTGTGGTTGTGGTCATACAAGGCGAGGTTCAGGCGTAGAACTGGAGTACGGTTGCCCGACGTAGATGTTGAGGCGTTACGGGCGCAGATAGCGAAATGGAAAATCCCCAAACGGGGTGCTAAAACTGCCATAAATGGGGGGGTTCCTTGTACGTTCGTTTTCAATTGGGCTGATTTGCAGATAGGCAAGTCGGCTGGTGGCGGGGTGAAAGCGACCGTGGAACGGATGACCGACTCAATCAGCGACGGGGTGAAACGAATCAAAGAGTTACGCAGACAAGGCAGAAACATTGAGGGCGTCGCCTTCGTCAACATGGGTGACCCCTTTGAGGGTTGCGACGGCAACTACGCCTCCCAACTGTTCACGGTGGAACTCACCCAACGCCAACAACTCCTACTCGGCATTGACCTGTTCGCCAAAGCAATCACCACACTCGCACCACTCACCCCACGCCTAGATGTGATTGGCGTGTTGTGTAATCATGGGGAGTGGATGAGGCGTGGTGGGAAACAGGTCACCTCAGATTCCGATAACTCCGGCGGGTTCCTGTTGGA